AAAGTGACATCAACCTCACCACTTGTTGTATTTACAAAATATCCTTCGCCAGCAACTGCTGTAAAATCTCCTGTTTTAACTGTTGTTGTCCAAGAAGCCGAACCTGTTGCACCAAAATTTACCGCTGTACCACTATTAGTAATAGTTGCGCCTGATGCAATTGTTATTGCTCCACCACTAGGAACTGTAAATGTATCACCACTATCTCCTAGTGTAACACCTGTTCCAGATCGTGGACTAATTTTATTTACTTTTACTTCACTCATAATTATTTATTTTTATACCTTATTATTACAATTCCTGCATTAGCTCCACCACCACCTTGACCACCTTGTCCTATTCCTGCTCCGTTTGGACCACCACCTGCTCCACCTGCATAATATCTTAAAGAACCACACGGTCCTGGAGTTCCTACACCTGGTGCAGGATTAATAGCTGTTCCGGTTCCATCACCACCGCCACCAAAGTCACCAGCAG